TACGGGTTTCTTCACCCTTGCGTTATATTCGGAAATGAAGTCCACGGCCCTACGGACGATTTCCACTTCCCCGTGATTGGCCAGGGTGGATACCTTGTTCAGGATGCTGCTGACAAACAGGGCACGGCTATAGCCCCGGCATTGTCCGGTATCAATCCCGTGGATGGTATCGGCACTGCTCTTGATGTCGCGTTTGAGCGTCTGCCATGCCTTTTCCTGTTTCTCTTCCTCCGGTCGTGCGGCTTCCTTTTTCCGTCTGACGGTTTCAAGAACTTTTTTCCGCCAATTGCGGAATTCTTCGTAACGGTTCTGATAGCTTCTGTTCGCTTTTTCCTGCCTGTAGTAATCAAATCCGCTCCGTCCCGTCACCATCGGGTTGGCACAGCGGGAGAGGACCGAGAGCTGGGCGGACAACTTCTGCCGGTAGGCGGCGATGTATGTATCCCGTTCCTCTTCCGGCATGAGTTGCAGGTCGTTGTGCAGCTCCTCTCCGTAGATCATGATGTCCGTCTCGCCGCGAATCTCCGGATTGAAGGAACTCCAGGCGTATGCGTCGCAAGCCTGTTTCCACATATCATCCAAATAGGCAGGATGTTTGAATGCTACGGCTTCCCAGTCTTTGAAGTCCTTGGAATGCAATTCATTGTGATCTTCCGGATTTCCGTACAGGTGTACATAGTTGCCCGTTCCATGATGCTCCTTTCTGAAATGGAACGGTACGGGGGGATAGTCCGTACCTTTTTTCCGGATCATCGTGACCCTGTGTGCATTCTCTATGGTAAGGCCTGCTACTTGCTCTTCGCAGATCTTTGCTGTTGTTTCATTCATAATCATTACTTTTTTAAATGTCAGCCGTAAATCATTTCTTCCAGTTCATCGTCCGTCAACAGGCGGATCTCTTCGTCCGAACAATAGTAAGCGATTTCTTCGTCCAAATCGAATGCTGCCGGATCAAGGCTTCTGATGCCATCCAGCAGTTCCTGTTCCAGTCTTTCTACGGAAACCAGATAGTTCCCATCTTTGCCTTGCACTTCCCGTGCAGGATAGCTCATTTCCCGATAAACCAACATCGTCATTTCCGGATTGGCTTCCTGCTGTCCTTTGCTTGTCGTCTTTCTGTTCATACCTTTATTTTTTAAAGTTTGACATGATCGGCTCCATGGAGCCGGATTTTCGTTTTCTTACTTGCCGGGCTGTCCTTTGTCGGGGATTGAGCAAGGCTTGGCAAAAGAAAATACCGCAGCGAAGCGAGGATGATTTTCTTTTAGCCAACCAGCCCCTGAAAGGGGCCGCCTTGCGCAATCAACCCGACAAATGGCTATATTTGCAGGTAAGAAATTGAAAGGACGGCAGGATATTGTGATTTATAGATTACAAAAAAAGCCATCCCTAGGGGGACGGCTTAATGACTGAATTTGTATACTTATTGTGCAAGACGCTCCTTCACGTTGTTCATTGCTTCTTTCAGGCTGCTGTTCATGACCCGTGCATAATGCTGTGTCATACGTGTGGAGGCATGGCCGAGCATGACGGAAACATCTTGAAGAGGCACATTGTTGGCAAGCGTGACCGTAGTCCCGAAAGTGTGACGGGCAACGTGCGTGGTCAGATTCTTCTTAATGCCGCAGAAATCGGCTATTTCCTTGAGATAGCTGTTCATCTTCTGGTTGCACATGACGGGCAAACAGCATCCTTTCTTAATGCAGGTCGGATGTTCCTTGTATTTCTCCAATATGGCCAGGGGTACGGGCAGCAATGGAATATTGCTGATGGAAGAGGCCTTCCTACGGTGTTCCAATTTGACCCTTCCTTTTCTTATCCACCAGTCTCCGAGATTGTCCTGTACCAGATTCTCTTTGTTCAGACTGGCAACATCGGAGAATGCCAGACCGGTGAAGCACGCAAAGACAAAGACATCCCTGACCAGTTCAAGCCGTGGAATGGTGAATTTCTTTTTCATTACGGTCTGCAACTCGTCGTAGGTCAGGAATACCGGATCGGTCTCGTCCTGCTCCATCTTGTAACCGTAAAAGGGATTCTTGCGCATCCATTCCTTTGCCAATGCCATATTGGTAAATTTCTTGAAGCATTTCATATAACGGACTATCGTGTTCCGGCACAGTCCCGCCTCCGTTTTCAGGTAAATGTCAAACGCACGGATGAACTCCGGTGTCAGCTCATGGAAAGTGACATCCTCCTTTCCATAATAAGAGGGGATGAGCAGCTGTAATTTCTTCACCACGTTCTTATACCGGTTGATCGTGACGGGAGAGTAGTCTATACCCGCCAGTGTTTCCATTTCCTTGATGCCTTCCCTCATGGTGCCGAGCAGTGTACGCATTTCGGTGTCTTTCCCGAAAACACGTTTAAGAATCAGTTTTGGGGTAATCAGGGCCTGTTCCAATACCAGTTCCTTGTGTTTTTCCAAGGCGCGTGCGTGCAGTTCGGCAATATAGGCGTTCAGTGCCACTGATGCCCTGTCCCTGCCTTTACTGCATCCTTTGGCGGCGTTCCATAAGTTCAGGGGTACGCTTCTTTGGATACGTACATCGTCATAGTCTCCATTGATGGTTATCCGCATCAATACCGGTGCCTCACCGTTTTTCAACAATTTCGTTTTAAGCACGAAAAACAGAATGTTCATTGTTCCTTGTTTCATCACTTTTGTTTTTTGAGGTGTTACATTCAATTGTTTCGTCAAAACCGGATGGCATGAGGACATGGAGCGAAATGTTAAATTCGGTGGCTTTTTTGAGGGACTTATGGAAAAGCCATAAAAATCCCATTTTTCTCAGGTTCGAATTGCCTTTTGTATCCCGGGTTCGATTCCTTTTTTTTATCCCGATGGGAAATACCGAATTTTTAAGTTTCTTTCACTTTTTCGACTTCATCCGGTCATGTGTGCAAAATTACTTTTTCACACCGGAGATTGGAATTGTCAAACAATTGAAAAACAATGAAGTATGGTACATATTTATGGCTTTTTCAAAAGCCTTAAAAAAAGCCACTGAATTGGCGAAATCCAACTTCACAAATATGTAGCGGAATGCGTAGTGAGGGTAAAAAAAGAACCCTTGAACTATCTCTAATTCAAGGGTTTTCATGTGTGAAAAGCATTTATGTACTTTCTTTGGTGGTGCCACCAGGAATCGAACCGGGGACACAAGGATTTTCAGTCCTTTGCTCTACCAACTGAGCTATGGCACCAAAATGGTTATCGGTAGAGCTTTTCACTTTGTAATAGAAGACCTCTCAGAAACTATTGTTTCTTGTTTGCGGTTGCAAAGGTAGGCATATTTTTTGATTCTACAAATTTTTTGCAAATTTTCTATGAAATTCTTTTTGATTTCAAAAAAATGCTTTACCTTTGCACTCGCAAAACAGAAACGGAATGTAGCGCAGTTGGTAGCGCACTACGTTCGGGACGTAGGGGTCGGGCGTTCGAGTCGCCTCATTCCGACACTGTAAAGGATAAGCCACTGAAAGTCAGTGGCTTATCTCATTTTAAGCAAATCCGCCGGGACGAAATCGGGACGGGAATTATTAACCATTTGTTTCTGCTGTTAGCAAAAACAAATAAAAAAAAATGTCCAAAATCCAAGAAATCAAGAGTTACACACCACCTATATTACATACGGGTAAAGATTGGTACATTGACTTTTACGCATTCAATCCTGTTGACGGAGTGATGAAACGGAAAAAGATCAAACTGAACTTCATCAAATCCGTTAAGGAAAGAAGGGCATACGCCAAAGGATGCATCAACAGACTATCAGAAAAACTCGCAACAGGATGGAATCCTTGGATTGAGCAAGAATGCGGCAACGCCTTTCTACTGTTCAAAGATGTAATAGACAAATACCGCACTTTTCTCGCCAAAATGCAAAGGGACGGGAGATACCGACAAGAAACGATCAAATCTTATAGCTCCTACCTTCGTAATATGGAAATCTTCAATGAAGAGAAAAAGGTCCCTATCACCTACATTTACCAATTTGATAAGGATTTTTGTGTTATGCTGCTTGACGAAGTGTATATAACTAGGGATAACACTGCATTTACGCGCGATAACTATCTCGGTTTTTTGAAGTCTTTTTCCACCTTCTGTCTGAACCATAACTATTTAACACAGAATCCAACAGCCGGGATCAGTAGTCTGGGAAGAAAAGGGAAAAAAAAGCTACGCAACATCCTGCCACCGGAAACACTTGCAAAAGTGAGCGACTACTTAAAGAACCATAACCCCTATATGTTGCTGGCAAGCTATATTCTATACTATTGTTTTATCCGACCGGCGGAAATGGTAGGATTGAGATTAAACGATATAAGTTTGAAAAAGCAAACAATATTCGTATCAGACAATATATCAAAAAATCGCAAAGATGGCACTATTACATTACCATCAAAAGTCATACATCTCATGTTGGACCTGCACATTTTCAACAATCCCGGTGATTATTATTTATTCTCTGACGGGTTTCGTCCCGGTAAAACAAAAAGATCTGAAAAAATGTTCCGGGACTGGTGGGCACATCATCTCAGAAAAGATTTAAAGCTTTCCGCCCAATATAAGTTTTATTCCTTAAAAGATACAGGTATAACGAATATGTTACGACATTATGATGTGTTAAGCGTACGTGACCAAGCTCGTCACAGCAGTATATTGATGACAGATATTTACACGCCTCATGATATACAGGAAGCCAATGATCTTATAAAAAATTATCAAGGAGATTTTTAGTAAGCAGATATTAAGCGGTTACCCGTCACTGGGCCGCTTGATATTCTAAAAAAAGTAAAATATGAGATTTTATTTATTATCCTCAATCTTCGCTTTGATTTGTTGAAGTAATCTAAAAGCTCCGGCCATCTTATAGTTGCCCAGACATTGCTTGGCTTGCATGATACAGGATTCAACAGTAAGTTTCAAATCCGGTGTGAAAGCGGATTTGTTAATTTGCATTTCTTTGGGAAGTTCATCAGCATGGTTGTTGAACCATACGATCATTTCATTCAATTCCTCTTCGGAATAAGATTCTTTTTTTCAGCCATAATACATAAGTTAATGTTAGTTCCGGCAAAGATTACAAAAATAGCCCCGACTCATCACGAGCTGGGGCAGTCCAATTTATAAATTTAAAGTCTTATGATGAAGATTGTCTATTGCGCCAATGCTTTACTATCAGCATAACGACAATCAAAACGGTTACACAAACACAGGCAAAACCGATTTGTTCAGGCAGCGTGGATTCTTTTTTCTCTTTTATGGTTTCTGACCGGTTTTCTTCACGGGTATTGGAAGTGGTTTCCTTGTCAGCTTTCACTTCCGTACTGTCTTTGATTGCAGTTTCCTTCCTTTTATTCTTGCTGAAATCACCTTCCACATGACCGTCTGCCAATAACGGAGGTTTTCCAGTCAGACTGTCGGGCGGTTTTCGGGTATCATAGATACGGAAATCAATTACATAGTTACCATTAGTGGTAATGAGTTCGCTCAAAGACGTACTTGATCCGTGTACGATATTGACAGATTCACGTGTACTATCTTTCTGTATAATCTTAGTGTCTGACTTGACAGATTTATGCGAGCTGCCACATGATCCGAACAGCAGGAACAGACACATGAAAGGAGCCAGCAATATATGCCGGCTTACCCAGTTCATAACTCTAACCAACATAAGAGATATCATTTATGCGGTTCATCCACCCCCGTTTGAACTTGTTGTTTGCTGGGCGTTTCCGGCATATATCCTCGATAAAGTCAAACCGGGCAATCTTAATCATGTCGAACAACTCACGCGGATTCTTGGCATTTACTGCGGCAATGGTCTTGGGACCTACAATGCCATCCATCGTAACACCAAGCAAGCGTTGAGGAATCTTAATTCCGTGCGCACCGGATGCCCACACCCAGTCCACAAGAATATTTGCCACAGATTGATCCTGTATCAAATCAGCTTTCCATCTATCCCAATAATGTGGTTTGAGTACACGATTAACAACGTCCTCACGAGTAAGCAGATGTAGATCATCCACATCTATGTCACCGTCACCATCCTTGTCATAGCCGCACGATTTCCATGTGCCGATAGTCACGCCCATATTGGTAGCCCCTCCCAAATCGTCAGGGTCATTTACAAAACCGCCTTCCCACTTTAGGATAAACGGTGCAAGTTTTCTTACGTCAGCCATACTATTCATTAATTATAATTATTCGATTTTATTTTCTTTGAATTCCGGCAGGATATATTGTATGTTGACCGCTGCTTCATGCAAGACCTTATGAAGTTCATCTTCATTCAAATCCGTTTCATCTGTAAACTCACAAAAGATATTTCCAACCCAATCTTGAGATGAATTAAGCCGTTTAATAGCGACGCTGTTGCATCCATTTGTTGATAATAGAGATTTGGCAACCTTATCCTTAACCTGGTTATCAATATCTGAGTAGAACATGAAAAGATTCTTTGCGAGATTTTCTGCAAAAACGGCCACTTCACTCATGGGAAGTGATTGGATGTTTTCACGCATTCCGGCTATACCTTTTCGTTTTACTTCGAACTGCACCGAAAGAAAAGCTATATGCCCTAAAGGATGGGGTTGTACGATATATACCCTGTCTGCTTTCGTTTCAT